CGTTCCGCGCGGGGCTGTATTATATGGCAATGTACGAGAACGATATTCAGATCAAGCAGTTCGGGAAGCAGCCGCAGAAAATGAGCTGGGCGGAGTTCTTCGCAATCACGAAGAAAATCTTCGAGAGCCCGGAATGGAAGCGAGTGCAGGAAGAGGAGCATCCCAAAACAGAACCGCAGGAAAAAGTTGAGACGAAACCAATTGCGCCGGCGCAAATCAAAAAGCCGGAAAGCCCTGTAAACACAGAGGCGGAGCCGGTTTCGGAGGCACCGAAAAAGCCGGAAAAAGGGACGTCCCAAAATGTGGCGGAAAAGAAAAATGAGACAGAGCCATCAGAAGAACCGCAGAAACCAGAAGAAAAAATGCAAAGTGAGCCGGAAATCATGCAAAACGCATCAGAGAATGCACAAACCGAGCAGGAGGAGCAGCTGCCGGGGCAGATGAATATTCCGGAGGACTATCCGGAAACAGAAAGCGTCGATATATTGGGAAAGACAATGCAGCGGAAAGAGTATCTGGATACGCTGACGGCGTGGGGAACAGCTGAATACTTGTATAAAAATTTGACAGCAGAGATCCTGGAAAACAGAGATGGACTCTATGAGTGGCTGAAAGGCAAGGTCGATGAGCGGGGATATGGAATGGAGAATGTGAATAAATTTTAGAAAAGAGGGCGAAGCAATTAAAGAAGAAGTGTACAGGTATATCGTTAGATACATTTCGGAACATGTATATTCGCCAAACTACAAAGAGATAGCGGATGAACTCAGCATATCTGTATCGACTGTGAAAAAACACATGAATGAGCTCATAGCTGCTGGAATCATTGAGACAGATGCGGAGCCGGGAGCGCAAAGAGCGTTCCGGATAAGAAATACAAAGGTAGTGAAGAAAGGGGAAAAGAAATGAACAAAGTGATGCTGATGGGAAGATTAACCAGAGATCCGGACGTACGCTGGACACAGGGGCCGGAGCAGAGTGCGGTTGCCCGCTATACGCTGGCAGTGGACCGCAGGTTTCAGAAAGAGGGAGGAGCGACCGCGGACTTTATCGGATGCGTGGCGTTTGGCCGGCAGGCGGAATTTGCAGAGAAATATCTGCAGCAGGGAATCAAGATCGCCATCACCGGACGGATTCAGACCGGAAGCTACACCAATCGGGACGGGCAGAAGGTCTACACGACAGACGTGGTTGTAGAGGAGCAGGAGTTCGTAGAGAGCAAGGGAGCGAGCGCGGCCAGACCGCCAAAGAGAAAGACAGAACCGGAGACGGATGACAATGGATTTATGAATATTCCAGAGGGCGTTGAAGATGAAATTCCGTTCCGGTAACAGAGAGGAGAGAGAAAAATGTTATTTCCGAAACCGCAGACGAAAAAGAAGAGAAAGAAGCACAGAGAGAGCCTGCTGCAGAACAAGGAGAGCCGGATTTGCTATCTCTGCGCCAGAGGGGGGGATTATAGCTGGAAACAGGTGCTAGAGGAACATCATATCTTTGGCGGCCCGAATCGGCATCTGTCAGAGGAATACGGTTTGAAAGTCTATATCTGCCCGGAATGCCATCGAACATCTGCGAGAGCCGTGCATCAGGATCCGGCGGGAGCAGCCAATCAGTATTTGCAGGAGATGGGCCAGAAAGCATTTGAAGAGAATTTCCCGGAATTAAGTTTCCGGGAAATCTTCGGCCGAAACTATTTGTGAGGAATGAAAAGTGAGAAAAATACCGGAAGAAATGGAAAAGATGATTCTGGAGATGCTGCAGCAGGGGGATACGTACAAAGCGATCGTAGACAGAACCGGAGTATCCGAAACTACGGTTGGAAGAGTTGCAAGAGAAAATGGAATCTGCAGATTGAAAAGAAATGCGGAAAAGTGCAAAGAAGGTTATCATCCGGCACTGCTGGATGAATGGGATAGAGTAAGACTTGAGATCTTACGGAAAGGATAGGGTATGAGAGCAATTATTGAAATATTAATTGCCTGCGCAGCTATGGTTGGCGCGGCCGCTTGGTTATTGAACAGACCGCCGCGGCCGTCTGATCCAGAAGAAGATGAGGAGTAGGAGCGGTATCGAAGCATAAACATAAAAAGAAATGAGAGAGTTTTAAGCGTTGCGTAATTTGTGCATGAAGGAGGAGTGAGCATGGGAAAACTGGAGAGATTTCACATCAGAATATGGGATAAAATTAATAAACATATGTTCTATAGATTTTCGTATATTGAATGTAGAGAAAATGGAACTGACACATTAGATATTATTTTAAAATATTCACAGACCTATGAAACAATGCAGAGCACTGCAGTGTACGACAATAATGGATTGCTTGTATTCGAGGGAGATTATCTAACGGATGGAACAACGTTGTGGGAAGTTAGATACGGAGAAACTCATTGCGGATTTTATGCCAAAGCTGTTGCCGGGGATTGTATGCAAACAGACAGTACAATATTTTCACTTTGGCATTTATGCAATCATCATAATGCCGGAAAATCTGTCAAGGTTATAGGGAACATATATGAGAATAAAGAACCATTAAGTAAATTAATTAAGCAAACCGGGGAAAGGTGAGAAAGATGGGAAGAACAGAAACATACTTAAAGGAGTGGAATGAAAAGCATGGTAAGATTAACAGAAAAAAATAAGACAGGACTCTGGCACCTGAGAGGCGTGAGTTGGGAACAACTACAAGAAGGACACAAAATTACGAAAACAGTAAGTGAAAAGATTTACGGAGCCTTATGCAAATTGAAAGATTATGAAGAAACCGGATTGAGCCCAGATCAGGTAGCAGAAGCGGCTGAAAAGAATATCCCATTGGAACCGATGCTGATGCTTGGAATTACCGGAATCACGGTATATGAATGCAAAAAATGCGGAGATGATGTATTTGAAACACAAAATTACTGTCTTCAAGTTGCGATGAGCATACAAAAATAGAAAGTAAAGGATTGGAACGAAAAACACAGAAGAGGAAGAAAGAAATGAAGGAGTACGGAATAAACGTTGGAAAGGCAAATGCTGTTTTTGAGCAAATTGAAAGCGATAAATACAGCGAGGATGAAAAGCTTCGGTCAATTTTGGTCGTGTTGGATATGCCGACGCACAACGGAATTAAGAAAGATACAATTCTGAAAGCACTTCGTTGGCTTTTCGAATATGCGATAGAAGTAGACGACAAATAAAAAAACGAGGAGGTGAGACCGATGGAGCAGAACAGAGATGAAAAGAAAGATGAGATCGAAAAGAAAAAAGAATATCTGAAAAGGTATCACGGCGCAGTGATTGCGGAAAAGGCGATCCAGCAGGAGATTGATGAGCTGAGAATGGATAAGATGTTTCCGATGCTGATTCAGGACGGGATGCCGCACGGGAGCAGCTGCGGGGACCTGTCGGAATATGCGGCGCAGTTGGACGGATTGCTGGCGGATCTGAAAGAACAGATGGAGAAGCGGATCTGCATCCGGAGAGAGATCACGCAGAAAATCGAACAGATGCAGGATGAGACAGAAAAGACGGTGTTAAGATTACGATACATCCATTGGCTCCGGTGGGAGCAGATTGCCGAGCGGATGGGATACGGATGGGCGCAGGTACATAGAATCCATGGAAAGGCGTTGGCGAACTTCAAAATGAAATAGAATGATACACGGTATAAGTGATATAGTGTAAAAGAAGAGAAACGGGAAAAGGAAAACCGGTTCTCTTCCAGTTCAAAAATCGATCACACCTTGTCGAAGAAAATCCCTGCAGAAATGTGGGGATTTTCTTATGGGGGAAACATGACAGATAAAGAAGCAAAGGAATTCTACAATTCCGAAAAGTGGAAACACAAACGCCTGGCCATTCTGCGAAGAGATCAGTACGAATGCCAGGACTGCAGAAAGAGACTGCAGGAAGCAAAAGAAAAAGATGTGAGGCTGCCGGCGATGGATGCAAAGATCCGGAGGGCAACACAGGTCCATCATATCATGGAGCTGAAAGAACATCCGGAGCTGGCGCTGGATGATGAGAACCTGGTGAGCCTGTGTACGCAGTGCCACAATGAGCGTCATGGCAGACATGTCGAACGGAAATTCATTCCGAAGCGCCGAGTGATCGCGCCGGAGCAGTGGTGACCATCCCCCCGGGGTAATTCTCGGCGATTTTTGGCCGGGGTAGAACGGGTAGGAAGGGGCATGACTGTTCAGATTTTTCAGATTCTCGCGTGAAAGGGGTGGGGGTAACCGGTTCGGGTGAAGTGGAAAAAACAGAAGGGTGGTGAGCAGATGTCACAGAAAGATGTTAAAGAGTCGCTGCTGGAGCAGTTGAAATTACAGCAAGATAGTCGTCAATTTCTTTACAGGTAACCTGGAAATTAAAAAAGGATCTGATTCAGGATATTAAAAAGCGTGGAATCCGTTATGAAGCCATGAACGGAAACGGAATTAAGGTGGAAAAAACGAATGAATCTGTGCAGAATCTGCAGAAAACCACGGCAATTATGTTAAAAATTTTGAGTGATCTTGGTCTGAGAGACCAGATCTCGAATGAGTCCGAGGCAGATGGTTACCTGTAAAGAAATTGACGACTATCTTGCCTACGCGAAAGCCCATCCGGAATGGATCAACAAAGAAAGACAGCTGCTGATCAAGAACATCGTACTACCGACGTTAAGGCGAGACGATGTTTTTTTTGACGAAGAAACCTACAGAAAATGTCTGCAGTATTGCGAGAATAATTATTACCCGCTTTTTCCGTATCAGAAATTCATCTATGCGTTCGTGTTTATGTACGTGAACGACATGCCGCTGTTTCAAAAATTCATCGTGATGATGGGAAGAGGAAACGGAAAGGATGGATTTATTGTACCGCTGGCGAATTTCTTTCAGACGCCATTATACGGCGTTGAAAATTATCACATAGAAATCGTGGCGAATGCGGAAGATCAGGCGAACGAAACTTTCAAAGTTGCTTACAATGTCTGCAAAAAGAAAAAGTTTAAGGGAAAATTCAGCGTTACAAAAGAGCTGATCACGAATCTCAAGACCGGGTCGGAGTTGAAATACAATACAAGCCGAGCGGAAACCAAAGATGGAAAAAAGCCCGGATGCCTGATTCTGAATGAGATACATGCCTATGAGAATTATGATCAGATCAACGTGTTTGAAAGTGCACTTGGAAAAGTAAAGCATCCGCGGGAATTCATTATCACGACAAATGGATACGTGCGAGATGGACCTCTGGACGAAATCCTGACGATGATAGAAGAAATTCTGAGGACGGGAGAAAATCCGCTCGGATATTTTCCTTTCGTCTGCAAGCTGGACACGAAAGAAGAAAAAGATCTTCCGGAGGCCTGGCACAAAGCGAACCCATCGTTGGAATATATGCCAATTTTGGCAACGCAGATCATGAAAGATTATCTGGAAGCGCAGAAACTTCCGAGCAAACTTCCGGAGCTGATGACCAAACGGTTCAATCTGCCGGCACGGAACGAAGAAGAAACCGTAACATCGTGGAACAACATTCTGCGGTGCTGCTATGATGATATCGAGCAGAAAACACCGAGAACAACCGTGAACACGAAAGGAAAGCTTGCAATTCTGGCACTAGACTACGCCGACATTCGAGACTTCGCATCGGCCGGAGTGCTGACACAGAATGGAGAGGAGTTCATCTGGCGGCAGCACACATGGATCTGCAAAGATTCACCGTTTTTGGAAAAAATCAAATTTCCGCTGAACAATTTTGGACAGCCGGAATTTGAGGACTTTGAGGTGGTGGATGGTCCGACGATCCCGATTGACGCCATCATTCGGTGGTGTGTTGAGAGGATGAACGAATATGTCGTGCAGAAAATCACGATGGATACTTACCGCTACCAGATGTTCAAAACAAAATTCGAGGAGGCGGGAATATCAATCGAAAGCAAACAGAATCCGGCGGGGCTGGTAAGGCTGGTACGAAGAATTGGATCGGCGTGTGCCATCATTGCTCCGGAAATTGAAAGACTGTTTGCGGAAGGAAAAATAAATTATGGTCCATCATCCATCATGCGATGGTACACAAACAATACGAAAGTGAGCACGGACAAATACGGAAACAAGATGTACGGAAAAATAGAACCGAAGTTAAGAAAAAACGATGGATTTATGGCTTTCGTGGCGGCGATGTTTTCGAAGGATGAGATAAAGGAGACGGTTATCTATGTTTGATTGGTTTTTCAAAAGAGCAGAAAAAGAAGAGTCTCTGCTCGAAATCATAACATCGACCACACAGCAGCTGCAGTTGTATGAGTTCGCAAAAGAGAAAGCAATTGGTATGATTGCGGATGCGATTGCAAAATCGGAAATTGTAGTCCAGAGGAAAGACAAAAAAGGAACCAGACGGGCAAAAGATGACGTCTATTGGCGGCTGAACGTGCGGCCGAATGCAAATGAAACCGGAACAGATTTCTGGCGTGCGGCGATCCACAAACTGCTGACGAAAAAAGAAGCGTTAATCTGCAGAGTGGGCGAGCAATACTTTTTAGCGGATTCCTGGACACTGAATGACAGTGTAATCTTACCGCAGATCTACAGCGATATCACGATCAGCTGTAACGGAAGAACGATGACGTTGGACATGTACCTGACGGCGGATCAGGTGCTACACTTGCGGATGAGAAATGATCGGCTCAGTGCACATCTTGGGAATATTGCGAAAAAGTACAATAAGCTGGCGAACGCGGTCTGCACGATGCAGACGTATGTTAATACGCCGAAATTCAAGCTCCATTTTGACGCGACAAATTCCATCATTGCGACAAAAGATGAGAATGGAAACGTGAAAACGCTGACAAAAGATCAATACAAAGAGAAGCTGCAGGAGACGTTGCTGAGTGATGAACCGTCAACTATCATCACGAGCGCCGGAATTGATATCAACCAGATTGAAATTAAGGCCGGAGGGGCAAGTGAGGACGTTGTAAAGTTTGCGAAAGAAATTTTTAAGGACACCGCAATGGCATTTAACATCCCAATGGCGGTATTCCTGGGAGAAATCACAGAAAAAGCGGACAGCACAAACGAGTTCATCACCTACGCAGTTTCACCGATTGCCGAAATTCTGAACGATTCATTCAACGCAAAACTTGTCGGAAAAGAAAGTTATGAAAAAGACGAGAAAATTTGGGTGGATCTGTCAAGATTCAAGCACCGCGACCTGATCGAGTGCGCAACCGGCATGAGTACCCTGCGGAGCATCGGCTTCAACCTGGATGAGCTGCGGGAATCCATCGGCTGGGAAGCACTGAATACAGAATTCAGCCGAAGCCGCATGGTGACAAAGAACTATACCGCGGACGAAAGCGCGGTCACGGGAAACACAGAGTAAATCTCCCAGCTGATGGGTGAAACAGCAAATAACAAGGGAAGGAGAAAGCCATGAAAAGAAAAGAGATGCATTACTGCCAGCAGGTGGATGGCAACGTGCACAAGATCTTTCTGTATGACGATATCTCGAAATATGGAGAGTGGAACTGGGAAACCTGGGACTATGACGAGTCGGAGACATCCGCGGCACATTTCCAGAAGCTCCTGGAAGCGGTGCCGGATGGGGAAGAAATTGAACTGCATATTAATTCCTACGGCGGATCGGTTTCGGAAGGAACGGCCATCTACAACCTGCTGCAGGAGAGCAAGGCACACAAAGTGGGAATCGTGGACGGCGTATGCCATTCAATCGCGTTTACAATTCTGCAGGGGTGCGATGAGCGAATCATGGGGTACGGCACAAGCGCGATTATCCACAACATGTGGGCCAGCGTCACAGGAAATGCAAAACAGCTCCGGGAAGAGGCGGACAAGCTGGACGTGTGTATGGAATCCTGTGTGCAGCTGATGATGCGCCGTGCGACCATCGATGAGGTAGAACTGAGAGCCATGATGGATGCAGAGACCGTGCTCACACCGCAGAAAGCCCTGGAATGCGGATTAATTGATAAAATCGGCGTGGAGCAGAAGGAGGAGCCGCGGACAGAACAGCTTCTCGCAGAAAATGAACAGCTGATCAAACAGCTGAACAATCGCACATTCCTGGATGCGGAGGTTAAAAAGTTCATGCGGGCCGTTGCGCCGGCGCAAAAACAGAAAAGCGGATTTGACGCTTTCTTTCAGAAAGGAGAAAAAAATGAACATCGATAAAATCACAGAGGCAGAGCTGAAACAGAAAGTAATGAAGATGATGGAAGATGCGGACGATAAGGTAGAGGCGATCTATCAGGCTGCAGCTATGATCGTGGAGGAGAAAAACAAAGAACTCATCAATCAGCTGGTGGAGCAGAACGCCCGCGCGGCTCACGATGAGGAATACAGAAAACGCCTGAACCTTCACAATCTGTCAGACAAGGAAAAACAGTTCTACGAGGGGCTGAAAGATGTGAAACAGGCAATCACTGCAAAGCAGATCGACATTATTCCGGATGAAATCATCGACAGAACGCTGGATGATGTGAAAAAGGCAAGTAAAATTCTGAGCTTGGTAAAATTTGCCCCGGCAAATGTGAAGAAATGGCTGGTTGGTGAACATTCCGGGACTGCAGTATGGGGGGACTTAACAGATGCCATCAAAGGAGAGCTGAACGCAAGTTTTGAAACTCTTGACCTGGAAGTGAAAAAACTGACAGTATATCTTGTGATTCCGAAAGCAATTCGGGATCTTGCGCTGCCATTTGTGGACAAATATTTTACGGCAATTCTTGCGGAGGCAATGCAGGACGGCCTGGTAAAAGGATATCTGGATGGAAACGGAAAAACGGGTCCTGTAGGAATCATGAATAAGATCGCGAGCTTCAAAACGGACGGAACCGCGCAGGCGAAAACGGTAATGAACACGGTAACCAAATTCAGCCCGAAAGGACTTGCTCCAGTAAGAAAGACACTGAGCAAAGACGGAGAGAGAGAAATCGGAACGCTGTATTTACTGTGCAATCCGAGCGATGAGGCGGAATATGTGGACCCGGCGCTGTATGGAGAAAGTCTCACGGGAGGATACAGAAACACCTCGTTTATGAGCCTCGAAAAGATTCCGGATGCGAATGTACCGAAAGGAAAAGGCATTTTTACCATGGCAGGTGTCTACACGATGGGAGCATCTGGCGTGGAGCTGAACACTTATGACCAGACAAAAGCAATGGATGATGCAGACGTTATCGTCGGAAAATGCTATGCGAACGGCCGCGCGGTGGATGATGACTGCGCCGTAGTATTTGACGTGACGAAACTGGAAGAGTACGTGCTGCCGGTTCAGCAGGTAACGGTTCCACAGACAATCGCGCAGGCAGCAGAGCCAACAGGAGAATAAGGAGGTAAGGCGGAATGCTGGAAGAAATGATCGAGGAAGTGCGGCAGGAATTTCAGATTCCGCCGTATTTCCCGGATGAGTCGCTGCTGCGGTACCTGAAAGAAGGAAAACACCGTCTTGATACACTCAATCCGGGAAGAAGCCTGGAAACAGATGATACGTTTCGAAGTCTGCTGAAAAATTACGTGTACTACGCGTACAACCACAAAACATACGAATGGGAGCAGAATTACGCTGCGATTATCTTATCCTGGCAGCTGGAAAGCGAGGTGCCGACATGAGCCTGCCGGTGTACACAAGCGGCTGTTTTGAACTTTATAGAATTAAAACAGACGAAACCAAAGACTTTCCGGAGGATATTCTGGAAAATCAGCACATGACGATCTGGTACAACGAGATCTCTGTGTATGACCATACCAGATACGCACTGAGTCAGAGCGGACGGGAAATCACAATGAAAATTCGGATTTCGCAGTACAAGAAAATTGACAGTGACTGTGTGTGTATCATTGAGGGAACACAGCACAGAGTCTATAACGCCGCACACATCATTAACAAGGACGGATTCCCGGAAACGGAGCTCACACTGGTGCGACCAGATCGAACGATTGAGGTGATTGCATGAAAAAACAGGAATTAAGCGATTTGCTCCACTCGCTCCAGATTCCGGTCAATGAGGGAATCGCAAGCCAGGAAAATACAAACAAATACCCGCGTGTGGTCTATTGGGACTATATCTGGGAGGATATTCTGGCATCTGGAGAAGAGTACGAAAATGTGGAAACATACCAGATTAGCTTCTATTCTCGTACGCCGCGGAATGAAAAACTGATGGAACTGAGAGAAAAACTCAGAAAAGTCGGGCTCCATCCTACCATCTATCACGAGTACGTGCAGGAAGATAAGGTCTTTCATTCTTATTTTTCCGTTGAGGTAACAGTATGAATGAGGACGATTTCTATTCTGCCGGCATGAACGAATTTCAGAAGATCATTCAGGAATATCAGGAGAAATTCGAACAGAGCAGAATTGAAGCAGCCATGATGGATGGCGCGGAGCAGCTGGCCAGAGATGTGCGGGCGCTGCCAAAACCGAGATCACAGATTCGAAAGTCTGGATACACCCATCTGCTGGACACCGTTTCGGCCAGAAAAGGAAAAAACGGGGAAGTAGAGGTCGGATGGGGAAAATATTACGGCCCGATGGTAGAGGCAGGAACACGGAAAATGAATGCACAGCCGCATCTGCGCGGATTGTTCAAAAAAGATTCAAATAAATATTATAACCTGATACTGCAGAGATTGTTCAGGTAGAAAGGAAAAAAATATGTCAATCAAAACGAGAAAACCACCGCTGAAAGAAACAGTGGGAGCACAGTATGTGTGTTTCAATACGCCGGACGAAAATGGACAGTGGACAGAAACGTTTGAGGAAAGCGTGGAGAAAACCGAAGTTGTAAAAAGCGTAAAAGTAACAGAGAACACAGGGACAACGGATGTATATGCTTCCGGGAAAATCTACGATACAGACACATCATATCTCTCTGAGCCGTCCTCTACCATCGGGCCGTAATATTTTCCCCATCCCCCGCCAGCCATCAACGAACATCGAAGTTGAGGTAGTGGCGTTCCCGGCAGATACGCTTGCAAAAGCGAGAGGGGATGAGGTGACGAAAAACGGCCTCATTCTGTCCGGAGGAAAGAGCATTCGTCCGTTTTTGGCGTATGGAAAAGTGGTCAAAAACAAGGACGGCTCAGAGAGATATGATTGGTATCCGAAATGTAAGCTCGCAGCAAACACAGATGATGCGGCAACAGGTGAGGAAACGTTTTCCGTGCAGACAGATACAGTAACGATCGTTGCGTACCCATTCGACGCAAAAGAAAATATTAAAGTATCGCTGGATTCCAGCATGAAAGCATTCCCGGAGGGGCTGACAGAAGAAAAGTTCTTCTCGAAACCAATCCTCAAGGATGACGATCTGACAACGGCAGTAGCCGGATAAGGAGAAACATGAAAGATTATATTGTAGATTTGACGGACGGCACCCGGCTGCCCGTCAATGTTAATTTTGGCACGCTCTACTATCTGCAGAAGATGCCGAAATTTTACAAACTGGCAAAAAAGAAACAGGAAAAACTGACAGATCCGGAAAAGATGGATCTTGCGGCCGCATCCGTGTACGCCATCCTGCGGAGCAACGGAAAAACGGTGACGTTTGACGAGGCACTGCAGCTGGTGCCGATGGACGATGAACAGATCCGCGTGCTGCTGGAGGGATTTTCGGCCAGATGTGACGAGTATGCTAAAAAAAAACGAGCACGCCAGCAGATGGCGAAGGGCTTGACGTAGACTGGGCGGAATACCGGATCTGCGCCGCGGAGATGGGGATGAGCGAGGAAGAATTTTTTAATTGCGACCCCATCTTTTTTAACGAAATGTATAAAAAATTTTGGGAGAGAAAGAAAGTAGGTGAGCTGTATGGCGGATGATATGAAGCGGGTCGGTTTATCGTTCAAAACGGACGGTACGGTAGATTTTCAGAAAAGCCTGAAACAGATTTCGGAAGCCGTACAGGGTAACCGGGAAGAGTTTAAACGTGCGAAAATCGCCTGGGATGACAGCACAACGGCCATGGAGAAACTGACCGACAGACAGAAGTATCTGCAGAAGCAGACCGAGACATACAACGAAAAAGTGGAGGTCCTGAGAAGAGAGCTTTCTGAGCTGGAGGAAGCAGAGAACAAAAACGAGAAAGCGATCTCACAGAAGAAAAAGCAGCTTTTCCAGGCAGAGACCACACTTGCCCAGTACCAGAAAGGCCTGAAAGAAGTAAATCAGGAAATCAAGAGTGGCTCTGCAGTTCTGGAAGAGAACATGAAAAAGCTCGATGACTCCATCAGCACGCTGGATGCATCCGCAAAAAAGAATGAATCCTCATTCGAGTTGATGAAGAGCCAGTGGGACAAGAACACCTCATCCGCGAAAAAATTAAAGGATGAGCAGAAGTATCTGACGGAGCAGGGCGAGACCTACCAGAAAAAAGTTGGTCTTGTGAAAGAAGAGCTGAAACTGCTGGAAAATGCCGAGGGTGACAATAAAAAGGCGATCGAAGAAAAGAAAGCCGCACTCAATGAGGCGGAAGCGTCGCTAAATGAATACAAGAGCCGTCTGAAAGAAGTAAACGAGCAGCTGAAATTCGGAAAAGCATCAATCGAGGAATATGCAGAAAAAGTCCAGAAAGCAGGGGAAAAGGTCAAGGACGCGGGAAGCGGAATGACGAAAAAGGTGACCGCTCCGATTCTTGCGGCCGGAGCGGCGTCTGCCAAAATGGCTATGGATTTTGAGGATTCGATGGCAAAAGTTTCGACGATTGCTGACGCAACGGAAGTCCCAATGGACGAAATGCAAAAGGCGATCTTGGATCTTTCCAATCAGACAGGAATCTCATCGGAAGAAATTGCACAGAATGTCTATGATTCTATTTCAGCAGGACAGAAAACAGGCGATGCAGTCAATTTCGTTTCGAATTCAACAAAATTGGCAAAAGCAGGCTTCGCGGATGCGGGAGCGGCGCTGGATGTGCTTACAACCATCATGAATGCGTATGGATTGAAAGCATCTGAAGTAACGAATGTTTCGGACATGCTGATCCAAACACAGAATTTGGGAAAAACGACGGTTGCTGATCTTGCATCATCAATGGGAAAAGTAATTCCGACAGCAAACGCCTACGGAGTAAGCCTGGACGAGCTGTGCGCGGGATATGCCATCATGACAGCGAACGGAGTTGCAACGGCAGAAAGCACAACCTATATGAACGGTATGCTGAATGAGCTCGGAAAATCAGGAACGACCGTATCGGAAACCCTGAAAGAAAAGACGGGAAAGACGTTTAAGGAATTGATGGACAGCGGCATGTCATTATCTGATGTCCTGAAAATAATCAGCGATGCGGCGACGGAAAACAACAAATCGTTTGGCGATATGTGGAGCAGTTCGGAGGCCGGAAAAGCAGGTATGATCCTGCTGGGAGACAGCGCTGAGAATTTTAATGGCGTTTTGGAACAGATGCAGAATAGTGCAGGCGCGACAAATACGGCATTTGAAAAACTAGACACAAACTCCACAAAGATTAAAAAGGCGACGAATGAGCTGAAAAACGATGCTATCGACCTTGGAACAACACTGATGGAGGAACTCGCACCGATTATCGAAAATATTGCGGAAAAGATTTCGCAATTTACAGAATGGTTTAACGGGTTGTCGGAATCGGAAAAACAGATGATTATACAGATTGGCCTGATCGTGGCTGCTATTGGTCCGTTGCTTATTGTGCTTGGAACAGTGGTGAGTAGCGGGGCAAAAATAATCGGAGGTATTCCGGTCATAGCAAAAGGCTTATCGGGTCTATTTGGCATCATCGCGGCGAATCCGGTCCTCGCAATTATAACGGCAATTGTGATTGCTGTTTTTACACTCTGGACAACCTGCGACGAATTCCGGGAAGGGGTACTCGAAGGGATTGATATTTTAAAAACGGTACTGACCGCCGGTTATGATTTCTGCGTGGAGCTGGGCGAAGAGAAGCTCGGCCGGATCCAGGATGCCTACGAAAAATACGGAGGCGGAATCACCGGAATCTTGGCAGCGAGCTGGCAGACATGGAAGGAAATATGGTCCACGGGATTTGATGTGATCGACAAGCTGACAGGCGGCAAGCTCACAGGAGTCAAAAATAAATTCTGGAGCAAATTTGAGGAAATCAAAAACGTGGTAAAAAATGCACTAGATGCAGTAAAACGATTTTTTGCCGGCGAATGGCCGACACCAAAAATAAAAATGCCGCATTTCAAAATATCACCGCCGGGATGGTCGATCGGCGATCTAGTAAAAGGAAGCATCCCGAGGTTAAGTGTCAATTGGCACGCGAAAGGCGCGATCCTGAACAGACCGACCGTTATTAATCAGTCAGGAAACACGATCGACGTAGCGGGCGAGGCAGGACCGGAAGCCGTAACACCGATCGAGACACTGAAAAAGTACGTCCGCGAAGAAGTGCGGGCCAACAATGCAGACCTAATAAAAGCACTTGCTGAGGTCCTGGGAGATCTCGGATTGACGATGGAAAACGTGATTAATCTTGGAGACGAAAGAATCTACCAGAAAGTCGTGAAATTAACCATCAAAGAGCTGAACAGACAGCAGATAAGTAAGCCTGTCTGGAAAGGAGGCTTTGCATGATTGACGATTACGAAGTTATTTTTGCAGGGGTCAGTTCTGCCGACCTCTGCATTTTTGCGGTCAACAGGCCGAACATCCCTGCAGCAGAACGGGACATCGAAACTCTGGAAGTGCCGGGAGTAGATGGGGCTTATCATATCGACAATGGCCGTTACAAGGAGATGACAATCTCGATCGAGATGAACTATATCGGCCCGGAATCGAAATGGCATGAAAAATGGCGGGAAATCAAACGATGGGCGCAGGAGAAAAATGCAGAACTGATCCTGAATGACGATCCAGTGTTTGTGTACCGCGCCTATTATGCAGTTTTAAGCGAAAACAGCAGAGAAAGCCTGCGGGTGGGAAAATTCACGATCACATTCTATTGCTCACCGTATCTGTACGTACGCGGAAGCGATGAATATGAAAAGCCATATCCAATGACGGTATACTGGGGTCACAAAGTAGGCGGCGGAGGATACGTGCTGACAGAAAACGGCCAGAAAGTAGCCACAAAAAGAAAGTTTTTTACACTGACGAATGAGTATGACACCGCGTGCCCAAAAATCAAAATTGAGGGCCACGGAGAGTGCTGGGGACGAATCAACGGAAATGAGTTGCTTGCACAGGTCAATGGAACGTTGATCATCGATACGGAAAAAGAAATCACAGTGAATAGCCAGGGACGAAATGCGAGCAATGCGATCAGAGGAAATTATGAAGATTTCTATTTGAACCCGGGAGAAAACGTGATCTTATTTGATTCTGCGTTTGAAATTTCAATTGCGCCGCGTTGGAGGACAAGATGATACAGGTTTATAAGCCAGAAAACAAAAATTATGAAAATAACGGTGACTGTGTATTGCATCCGACGAAATGCGAGTTGACGATGCAGCTTAGCGGAGAATGGGATATGGAGATCGAGTGCGCGGCGGATCCGCTGTATATTGATTGCCTGAAAGTCGGATCCGTTATCACGGCGCCGACCCCATACGGAGAAAACGAACAGTTCCGGGTGTATGATGCAGAAAAGGAGACAGGTGGACTCGCCGCAAAGGCGCGGCCAATCTTTTTTGATGCCTCGAGAGAAACCCATCTGAAAGACGTGCGGCCAACACAGTGCACGGGCACAGAGGCGGCGGAGAAGATCAGCGTTGGAAAGTATCGCGTTGTTTCTGATATCACGGATATCAACACAGCTTACTACGTCCGGAAGAACCTGATTGAGGCGCTGCTGTCTGACGATGAAAACAGTTTCATCAACAGATGGGGTGGAGAACCCATTTTTCAGAATTATGTGTGCCAGATGAAGAAAAGAGCCGGAGGAGATTACGGAGCAGAAGTGCGGCTTGGATTTAACATGTCATCCGTCAAGGCGAAAGTAAACATGGATAACGTGGTTACCAGAATCATTCCGGAGAGCTACAACGGGTACACGTTGCCGGATGATAGTTACTATGTGGACAGCACAAACATCGGGAAATATCCAATCGCTTACACAAAAGTAGTGCAATACGATGATGTAAAACTGCAGGAGGACTGCGGAAGCGATGAAACAGGATACGCAAAGCTGGAAGATCTGCAGAAAGCATTACGGGAAAAAGCAAAAGCAGATTTTGAGGCAGGATGCGACCTGCCGGAAATCACATATGAGGTGGAGCTTATCAACATCGAAAACACAATTGAGTATGCAGATGTGGAGAATCTTGTGAAAATCGGTCTCGGAGATTATGCGAAAGTGGAGAACACAGATCTGCAGATATCAACAAGGGAACGTGCTGTGAGCGTGGTGTGGGACTGCATCATGAAAAGAAACACAACCGTCACGCTCGGATCCGCGGAAAACGATTATCTGGACCGGATCAGCGCGGCGATGAAAACGGCAGAACTGGCACTGAATAAGGATGGAACCGTAAAAGGCGATCAGGTCACCGGAATGATTAATCTGATGAAAACCAGACTGAAAGCAACAGCAGAGAATGCGGAGAAACAGGCGGCAAAAGCAATCCTTTTCGAGGAGTTGGACAAGAACAGCGACCTGTACGGAGCGATGGCACTCGGCACAACGGGATTTTTGATCGCATCCGAAAGAACGCCGGACGGCAGAGATTGGGACTGGAAAACATTTGGGACGGGTCAGGGATTTCTAGCAGATTATCTCATTGCAGGGGTGCTGCTGTCGCAAAATTATAAAGATGGAGAACAAGGATTTAAGCTGGATCTGAACAGCGGAAAAATTTTTGCGTCACTGTTGGAAATCTTTGGAAAAGAAGCAGGGAAACCATGCTCGGTTGCTTTGGAGAATGGAAGAATTTTGGTAAAAGAATCCAGCGGAAAGTCAGTTATCCAGATATCACCACTCCAAAATGTGGATATTGTGACAGGAAAAAGCACATGGTCGGGAATGATCGGAAAAGGAAACACCTTCATCGAGGTGAATCCACAAGATGATTATATCAGGTTCAGGGCAGGGGCGATCTACGAGGGATATTCCGGATCTGCGGGATTGAGTGGGAAACTCGTGTACTCTGACGAAAGTTATCTGGTTATCCGAAACGGAAGAATCACGGGAGGAAGGATCAAGAAATCGGATGGAACGTGGGAGGAACTGAAAAATGGCACTAATTAGCTCAAATGCTTATCTGAGCATGGAAAATGCTACAGACAATGCGCAGTACATCTATAATTTTATGATCCGAAATGGAGCGTCGCAGAACGCGGCGCTTGCCGTGCTGGGCAATATGTACGCGGAATCCACCTGCAATCCGGGGATCTGGCAGAATCTCGACAGCAGTAGAACAGACCTGGGATTTGGGCTGGTGCAGTGGACCCCCTCCACGAAATATACAAATTGGGCCGCAGCGAAAGGATACGAGAGCAAGAACATCAATGGACAGCTGCAGCGGATCCTCTACGAGAAAAACGCAGGGATCCAGTGGCAGAAAAGAACCACATCAATGTCATTTGCGGAATTCTGGAACTCCGGAGAAAGCTTGGAAACGCTGGTAGAATTATTTGAACTCAATTATGAGCAGCACGCCGGAGCAGTACAGCCAAAAAGAAAAGAGTATGCGAATTACTGGAAAACGCATCTGACGTTGGATGATGATTCGGTCGAAAAAATTGAAAAGGCGATTGCATGGATGCTGAAAATTGCGGCTGATAACTCACATGGATACGATCAGGGCTACAGATGGGGGCCGGATTATGACTGCTCCTCATTCTGCATCACAGCGTGGCAGGAGGCCGGCGTGCCGGTGAAAACGTATGGAGCATCCTACACTGGGGATATGCGGGCGGTCTTCCTGCGCTGCGGCTTTTCGGACGTAATCGGGAGTGTAGACGTCTATTCCGGATCAGGTCTGAAACGCGGCGACGTACTGCTGAGAGAGGGGTATCATGTTGCAACATACATAGGCAATGGACAGATCGTGCACGCATCGCAAAACGAATTCGGCGGAGCAGTGGGAGGACAGACTGGGGATCAGACGGGAACTGAGATCTGTGTAAGAAGTTATTATTCCCATACGCCGCCGTGGGGGCATGTGTTACGATACAAACAGGGCGGCACCGAAGAAACGCCAATGCCAGAGCCGACAGTAACGGTTTATCCGGTGCAGTGGATACCGGCATAGAGAGGAGACGAAAAAATGGACATGACAATGTTTGAATGGCCAACGAAAGCAAGAGTCGAAAGCACAGACTACGTAGCGATCTGCGATGCGAACGGGAATGAGAAGAAAATTGCCGTGGATGATTTGAAAAATATCCAGAAAGCAGAAAATACAGGGGAAACGGTGGAAGAATGGCTTAAAACAAAACTGAAAAGCTATGCGGGATTTTCAGATGGTTTCTATCCAGATCTGGGCGGATGGTCAGGGGGAACGGACGCGTTCGGGCTGATCACGAAAAAAGGAGTTAAGGTGCAGTACGTAGGATTTATGGCAGATGGAAAAATCCGTATGGGATCCTATGATACGAGCAGCGATGTGTACAAAATCTATATGCACGGAGATGCGCTGGCGGATCATCCGGTTGGATCCGTGTGGATCACCGAAGAAAAAACTGCAGATCCGAATACGATCTTTGGCGGAACGTGGGAGAGATACGCAAAAGGAGACACTACGAAAAAATGGAACAAATCAGGAATCAAAGCAGGTGTAGCTGAAAACAATATTGACCACAAACATTATGAGACAAATGGAGCAGATGAAGGTCGAATGTATCAGATTTTTGGGGATGACGGAGGCCCATATGGATCTACGGTGCAGGCGAATATGACGGCAGCTTCATGGGCTGCACAGACGTCAGTTGGAAATATCAGAGTAAATAAGGTATCTGCCATGACGGATCGTGCACAGGTGATCAATAATCTGCCGCCATATATCACAGTGTATATCTGGAAACGAACGGCGTAGGAGGAGAATCATGAGAGTACTTGAATTTTCTGTTATGGGTCAGCAAATCGAAAAGCGGGGGGATTTTTCCGGTCTGGTGGCGGGCAGTGAGCAGTATATGACAGCGAAATTTTATTTTAACCGGGAGTGGGCCGGAAAAGTAAAAGTGGCGGAGTTCCGACGGATCGACTCTAAAATTGCAGAATGCTTTTCGGAAAAAATAACAGGAAACTGCTGCATCGTGAGAACAGAGGTACTGCGCGGAAAGAAATGGTACGTGAACGTAGTAGGACTGGGAAAAGACGGAATGAAACTGTCAACAAACAGGGTAGAAGTGAAACAGGAGGAATGACATGAGAACAACAGACGAATTACTGGAAGAGATGCTGGAAGATGTGGAAGAGTACGCAACACCAGTAACGGACGATGATCTGCAGTTCTGGATTGACGAACATCTGAGAGTAATTTCCATTCCGAAAAACGGTGTAGTGGCTGGAGTTGAAGGAGATAAAAATGTAAATAAGATCAAATTCGGCATGAACCGGTACTACCACGGTTTCGATATGTCCACATTCTCCGGAAGAATTTTGTACTCAAACGCCAAAGGAAATAAAAATTACTACAACATCACAGAT